TGGCGTAACTGTTAATAAAACTGGTGACGGAATGGAAGCAAGCATTGTTTTTCCAAACAATAAATTAACTCGCGGCTGGGCCGTTTCCTCCATCAGGCAGAATTATGTCATGGAAGTAACTGTTTTAATTATTGATTCTGACAATGTTTCTGGTGGGCATTCTCCTGTTCATAATTACGTAGGACAAGTAGTTGGAGGTCAGTGGAACAATGCCTCATTGACGATTCAGCTCAGTTCAGTGCTTGATTCTGTTGGTACAGATTTTCCTAGGCGTTCTTTAACGCGCAAATTAGTCGGCAATCTGCCAGTTGCAAATAATGTCAGACTGCAGTGATTTGATTGGAATGCCGTATCGGCTTGGTGCTGACGGCAGTGATGGGCACATTGACTGCATTCATCTGTGCTATCAAGCGTTGGAGCGTATAGGCATTGACGCGCCACCATTTAAAGAAAGCTGGTATGAGGCAAGTAAGTGGGATGTATGCCGGGATTTGATGCGGTGGGGTTTGCGAGTTGAAAAGCCTGCGTATGATGGGGACATTCTGCTGTTACCGCAGCAATCTTGGGCATTTGCAGTCACATGGCAAAAGGGAATTCTGTATATCGGTCCAATGACGCAGAAGGTGCAGTGGTCATTGGTGCAAGCGTTTACGACGTACCACTGCTTCCGTACGAAAGGCAGCTAATTGCAACAATTGGGATAACTGAGGAAGAGTATCGAGCGTTTACAGCTGAGGTTAGAAGGCGTGGAGCGGTAAGACCAGCGGCGTATGACCATATTCCTGATGTTCAAAATGCAGAGCCTGTTGTACAAACATTTTTAATTAACTTAGCAATCAGCCTTGTGCTGACTGGTGTCTCTTATTTGCTGACACCAAAGCCAAAGATGCCACGCGCTCAAGGTGGTGGTAGTAGAGATCTTGGCAGCCTTACAGGGGCCAGTCGTTTCACGCCTTCGCGCGGGTTTGAAACGCTTTCTGAATTAGCAGATTATGCGTCTCCAGTACCTCTCATCTTTGGTCTTTATAAGGACGACATTGGTGGAATGCTAATTACGCCAAAGTTGATTTGGTCGCGCATGTTTAGTCATGGAACCATGCAACGCGCCAAGCTTATGTTTGTTGTTGGTGAGCAAGGTATTACTGAGCTTAAAAACGATTCAGGTTCTTTTGAGGTGTTTGAACCTGGCATAAGCTCGCCTGAGTTAGATGGTATTTTTCTTGGCAATAATGCTTTAGACGCAATTTTTGAAGATTATTTTGCATTTTATTGGCATGGCGACTCCAGCGTCAACTTACGAATTAATGGAGCGGATAAGCAGTATGGAACGCGCGGTAAAGCTCATGGTGGTGATCCTGACGTGCCTAACGATTCAAACGTTGATGTTTTCGATATTCCAACTTCTAATGTCGTTAACGCGCAACAAGAAGCTTTGGAGCCAGGAGAAAAATTTTGCCATGCTTATACACCATCAAACAATACATCCTTTGGAGTTTATAGCACAATAGCCAATGGAACAAGTTATCGTGTCAACTATCAACTTATTCCTATCGATAAAGATGCAGAAGAAAAGCCAAGAGTAAATGCAACTTTACAGCGAATTAAAATAGTTGGAGACTCTGGCGTGAAAATCAATGGAGGAACCTTGCAGGAAAGAGGTATTGAGCCTGGTTCTGCAACAACTAAAGATTTGGATAAAATCCGCAAAGAAGGAAGCCATAAAGGTGCAGGTAGAAATTACAGCCCAAGGATGGGAATTATCAAGGCCAAGGGTCAAACAGTTTCAGGCAACAACCTTAGAGATGTTGTTTCAAATGTAGAAAAAGGAGATAAAGCGACGTTTGTAATAAGAAACAGCAAAATTGATGAGGATTTTTACCATAAAAGCCATATCTCCGGAACCAGCTTCTTCAACGGTCGCCACAGCAAATTAGGGCCATCTGTCGATGACATAAATTCGACCATAGAAACGTTTCAGCTACAAGCGGATTCAATAATGCAGCTTGGAGAGCACTTTGAAATTGGCGGATCTATCTGGAAGGTTATTAACAGAAAGGAAGTTAGGTTTGATCTAGACACCGAAAAAGATCAAATTATTGAGCTTCAATGCACCGATAGCTCAGTTTCAATTTTAAAACAGATAGGAATAGTTAGTGACAGTAATGTTGTTGAGCCTTCTGATCAGTTTATTGGAGATAGTGGGGTTGGCGACACAAGCAAGTCTATTGACGAAGTTTTTTTTCCTGTTTCTCAAGTTTCAGTTGCATCATTTAAAAACAACCGTCCATGCGTTGTGACTGAGGTTGGCATTAAAAGCAAAGTATTTCAGCGCTTAAACGGATTATGCAATTTTCAAACTTTGCCAGACACTGAACAACTTAAAGAACTTGAAGACGACAATGTTCAGATAACAACTGGCACTATGAACATTAATGTTACTCGTACTTCTGTGTTTAGAGTACTAGTCAAAGAAGTGGGTAGTAGTAAAGACTTCAGCGTAATAACATCAAACAGTGATGGACCATTGTTTTTTGCAGTACGTGGGCACCAGCCTACTGACCAATACAACTCAATTAGATTTACGACGCAAAGCATGTTGGCTCTGGAGTATAAATTTGTGCCTGTATCTGGGGCGGAAATGGGAAGGCTTACTGGCAATGAACTTATTGTTGAGCTTTCGTCATCAACTTCAATCGATCAAAATGAAAATGGATCAAATGGTTCTCACGAAATTTCATGTACAGTAGCTGGTCATAATATGTTGGTATTTTTTAGCGGCAGAAAACACAAAGGTGGCTGGAGTGATCATTTATTTATAAATAAAGAATTTATCAAAAACGGGAAGTTTATTACGCCATTCCCAATATTTGATGAACCTGACCTATTTACAGTTCCGGTGTTTATAGAAGGAACTAATTTTGGCGATAAAACTCAAATATCTGACATTAGCACATATAGAGATCTTGTTGACAAGTCTAATAGCGGAAGTCCTGAACATGAAATTGTTTACGTTAATGAGGTTTTAATTAACGATCAAAAGGCAAACCTTACCAACTTAACTTTAGTTGGTTTATCATTAAAGGCAGGCCGTGAGTACACATCATTAGATCAATTACGTTGCTGGTTAGCCAATGGCATGGTTGTAGAGCGTTTGCATCCTGGTAATAAACAAATCGTTTATGGCTCTTCAAAAGCAGCAGGGCCTAGCAATTTATTCACAGATCTGGTTTATTTTCTGTTAACCGATCAAGTAGCAGGCGCTGGCGGCCTGTTAGGCATGAATCCAGAAAATGATTATTTGGTTGACAAAAAAGCTTTGGAGAAAACTTCTCGTTTTCTTTTCAAGCAAAAATTATTTTTTAATGGGCCAATTACAGATCGCAGCAATTTGCGTGATTTTATTGCTCAAATTGCTCCAAACTTTCTTTGCAATTTTGTAATTGAGAATGGAAAATACTCTTTGACTCCAGCTGTGCCAACAAATGATGCTGGCGAAATAAAAAGCGGTTCTACAGAACCAGTAAGAGTTAAACAGATATTTTCTGCGGGTAATATAATACAAGATTCATACAAGTTAGATTATCTGGGCTCAGAAGAACGTCGATCGTTCAAAGCTGTTGTGCGCTTTAGGCAAGAGCGTAAAAATAAATTACCTGAAGAGCAAGTCATTATTGTTACAGGCTCTGACGCTAGCGATGATTTTAAGACCCCTGGAACGCAGAAACTTCCAGAGGAACAGTTTGACTTGACACAGTTTTGCACTACAAGAGAACATGCGTACAAGGTTGCTAGATATTTTTTAGCTTTGCGAGCCTATGTAACTCATACGATTAGCTTTTCAACAACCGCAGAAGGGCTTAACATTGGTGCAGGCTCTTACATTAAAGTATTTACTGAAGCCAGTCCATACAACTCAGCAAACACCGGAACTGTAAATAGCTCAGGAGTAGTGACCAGCGTTAGGGACTTGCCTGATGGCACTTACAATGTTGTCTTTTTCAAAACAGGAAGCAATGATGTTAGCGAAGGATTTATGCAGGTAAGTAATAATAAAGTTGCAAATTCTGCTTTTCACGATGTTGTTTTTACGGTACAAGACAGCAATGTGTCCGAGAATATTTACGTTGTTGAGCAGTTAACTTTTTCACAAGACGGTCTTGTAGACATTGTTGCGTCAGAGCATGCTTGTGACGATAATGGTGTCAGCAAAATAGCTAAAGCCGTTGATGGCTTCGAAGCTGACGCTACCGGGTTTACTATTGAGTCATGACTTTCCCAATAACCAAAGCAGGAAGAACAGCACCGTTCAACGCGAGGGATTATTTGGTGCCGAGTGCTCGCACTTTTGAGTCAGGCAACTATCCGGTAAAAACTTACAGGGCTGAAAACGGCGCTGAACACAGGATTTTGTATGGCAGCAAGCGTACCAACATGAAGCTGTCTCTTACCTATACAAACATTGCAGACATTGATGCTGAGTTGTTTTTAAATCATTACGATACGGTTCAAGGTACTTTTAAAACCTTTGATGTTGGCAGCGTTAACGGGGTAAGCCCAACTCGCGGTGGCTGGGAAGGGAACAAGGATGCGCTTGGAGCGGAAACGCACGGAAATAGTTATCGATACGAGGGTCCGCCTCAGCTAACGCAGGTGCGCCCTGGGATAAGCACTGTTACAGTGAATCTAATTGGCGTGCTCTGATGGCGAAGGTCTACAGCGGCAGAGATGGCGTCATGCGAGTGGGTAACTCGACCCTTGCAAAGGTCGTCAGTTTTTCGGTGCAGTCAAACTTAGAAACACTGGAAACGACAACATTAAACGAAAACCTCAGAACCTATGTTCCTGGCGTTTCAGGGTACAGCGGCAGTGCAACTCTGTTGTATTACAAGGATGCGGCTGGAAATACTAATACAACTAATTTGCTTAATAAGCTCTATAAGACTGGTTCGGACGGCGTCGGCAGTTCTGACACTGTTCAATTAACGTTTCGCTGGGTCGATGAAACAACTAATAACGACATTACATTAACTGCGTATATTACCAGTGCAAGTATCGGTGCAGCAACTGGCGACATTGTTCGCGCAGAAATTAGCTTTCAAGGAACCGGAGCCCTAACTACCGTAACTATTTAGCCATGAGCATTTACCTTGGAACACATGGCAAAGTTGAGTTGCGTCGAGAATTTGGCGAAGCCGATCTTCGCTCGGTTATTAATCCAAGTGATGTTAATCCTATACGTAAGCGTTTAAGTTTTGACTTTAAACGGGGCCAGCTGATTACGGGAGATCAAGTTGAAATTACTAGCACCAACGGTGCTGCACTCTCTTTTATTAATAGTTACAGCAAGACAAGTATCAAACGATTTATTAATGTTGACGCGCTTGGGGGAATTAGGTTTTACACAACTTTTGCCAATGCTGTTAACGGGGGAATAGCAAATGCTGAAACTTTAGCAACTCCTGGAGCAAACGTTCCAATCAAAGTAGTTGTGCAAAACGCAGATTTTCGCGTGCTTGCTCAGGTTAATGGCTTTGAATTAAATACTCAAAAAGAAGTAATCGATACAACAGTTCTGTCTGACGAGTTTCGTAGTCAAGTTAGCTCTGTAATGTCTGGTTCGGGCAACATGAGTTGTTTTTGGGAGTATACCGGTGAAACAGTTCAAGATACTCCTCAGTATTTGCTGCAATTAATTCTTCGCACTAAAGTTGGCAGTCAATTTAGTGCAAGATTTTATTTAAAATCAAGCAATTATAATCCAAGCGGTATTGCGGCAAATGCAAACGATGAAATCTGGTACGAGTTTGAAGGCGTGCTTACGTCATGCGCGTTGCAGTTCAATCCGTCGTCAACAGTGCAGTTCACTGCCGATTTTGTTACGACCGGTGAAATCAGGCTGAACGTACAGCTTGAAAGACCTAACAAGGTTTTACAGGAGGACAGCGACGACATACTCTTGGATCAGGACAGCACAGCTAAGCTGTTGCTTGAAAGCTCAGACACTTAAGCCCTGGAGGCTAGTCACCAATGGCCGATCTTAAAATCAGTGAACTTTCATCTTTGTCTGGCAGCGACTTGGTTGCTGCTGATGAGCTTGCCATTGTTGACGACTCAGCGAGCGAAACCAAGAGAATTACGGTTTCAAACCTGATTGCAAACGGTGTCACGTTAATCAGTGATGACGCAATTCCTGGGGCCAAAATTTTATTTGGTGCGGGGGACATTACCACAGCAGCATTGGCTGACTCTGCTGTTACGTCAGCAAAAATTGGTGCGGACCAAGTAACGGCAACCAAAATTGCTGACAACACGATTGTTAATCTTGTCTCAGACCTGCCTACCTCTGGTGATTACACAGGCCAGTTAGCTTTAGACACCGATGATAATTCTTTGTATGTATACAGCGGCAGCGCATGGTTGAACACTAAAGCGCCAGGTTCTGTTAATAGTTTTACTGACACAACTTTAGGCATCATCAATATAAGCACGGTTGTAAGCAGTGGAACGGCAACGATTACAGCTTCAATCGATAACACTGCTTCTGCAGCACAGTTTCTTGCTGGACCTGTTGGGGCCGGTGGAACGGTTGGTTACCGCACGATTGATGGTGGTGATTTGCCTACAGCTACAACTACCTCAAAGGGTGGCGTTATTGTTAATGGTGGCGGACTTACTGTAAGTACCGACACGATTCAAATTGACAATAGTGTTACCGCAAGTAGCATTAAGCATCTTGTTACTTACGATGCTAATGGTTTGATTACAGGTGGTGCAGCAATTACCTCATCTGACCTTCCTGTAGCAACAAATTTAGCAAAAGGCGCTGTAAGTGTTCCCACCAACGAAGGTCTTGCTGTTGATGCAAACGGTAATTTATCAATAGACAACACAGTTACTGCCGGAACATACACTAAGGTTACAGTCACCTCTAAAGGGGTTGTTTCCGCAGGAGATGTTTTAACTGCAGCCGACATTCCTGACCATTCAGCGACAAAATTAACGTCTGGAACAATTAATTCCAGTCGTATTGCGTCTGGCGCAATTACCGCTGCAAAATTAGCTGACCAATCAACCACCAAGTTTGGCGGCGCCCTTGGGAGTAATAACGTTACTATATTCCCCAGTGGAGATTTTAAGGGTCAGTTCTTTTACGACGAAACAACACAAGACCTTTATATCTTTACTGGTTCAGCTTTTGTGCCGGTAACAGTATTGTCCGGTAATTTGGTGAATGCTGGTGCGTACAACGCCAGCACTAATCAAATGAGCAGTGTGACATCTGCTGGTTCAGCCGCTGGATTTTCTGCAGGAGCCGCATTGCCTGCACCTGCAGTGACAAATCTGAACCATTACGTTGTTGTTGACACAAGTGGTACGGGCTCTGGTGCGGCACCTGCAGTTGCCTTAGCTCCACCTGACATGTTGCTGTCACAAGGTGTAGGAACTGAGTATTCACTGATTGATGTTTCAAATGCAATTGCAGGTCAAACAGCCAGCAATATCTCGCTAATTGCTGCTGGTAACATTATTGCCACTGATGTACAAGCTGGCATTCAAGAGCTTGACACTGAAAAGCTGCCAAAAGCTGGCGGCACAATGACTGGTAACTTAAACTTTGGAACAAGCACCAATGTGGTGTTTGAAGGTTCGTCGGCTGATGAGTATGAGACAACTTTAACGGTTACCGATCCAACGGCTGACCGCACCATCACACTGCCAGATGTTACTGGAACGGTTGTAACCACTGGTGATACTAGCAGTGTTACCAGCACGATGATTGATAACGGCACGATCGTTAATGCTGATATCAACGATAATGCAGAGATTGCAGTCAGCAAGTTAGCAAACGGTACTGCGCGTCAACTCCTGCAAACTGATGCTGGTGGATCAAGCGTTGAATTTACAAGCAACGTTGATGTCCCTGGAACGTTAGACGTAACGAGTGCGGCAACATTTGATTCAACGGTTGATGTTACTGGCCTGTTGAGTGCGAATGGAAAGTTGGCATATCCAGCGGGTACAGCTGCTGCAGTCAGTTTGTATTCAGGATCCGACACTGACACTGGTATTTATTCGCCAGGTTCTGATCAGTTTGGTATTGCAACTGCTGGAACGTCACGCATTGTTATTGACGCAAACGGAAATACTGGCATCGGAACAACATCGCCTTCAGACTATTCAAGTTCTGCTGACGATTTAGTAATCGCAGGATCAGGCCAGAAAGGCATCACGATTGCTTCAACGAATTCAACTCAATCAAACATCTTTTTTGCTGATTCTACGAGTGGATCTGGAGAGTTTGCAGGTTATCTTGCTTACATACATGGTTCAGATGCGTTTGCCTTTGGCGCTAATGGCTCTGAGCGCATGCGGATTGACAGCTCTGGCAATGTTGGCATTGGAACGTTGTCACCCACCGAAAAACTGAGTGTTGACGGTAAGTTGCATATAACAAACGATATTATTATGGCTCAAACTAACGGTAGAGTTGATTTTGATAATGGTAACAGTAATGGCGCTTTAAGATTTCATTCGACAAGTGCAAATGCAGAGCGCATGCGCATCGACAGCTCTGGCAATGTTGGCATTGGAACGTTGTCACCTCAACGGCTTGAACATCTTTCAACTTCTACAGATACGCAACTTCGTGTCGAATCAACTTCTGCAAGTAGCAACAATGAAGCCGCTGTTGAGCTTATTCGTGGCAGCAATCAAAGCGCAATAAAAAACAAAGCAGGGGGGCTTGAGTTTTTTACAGGTGGACTTACTTCTGAGCGCCTACGCATCGACAGCTCGGGAAGAGTTGGAATTGGAACGTCGTCGCCTGGCAAAGATCTAGACGTCAATAACGGATCCTCTAACTGCACTATTAGAGCAAGAACAGGCATTGGATTTTCATCATTTTTAAGTTTACAGCCAAACGGCTCTGGCTCAGGAGTTGCATTAACAGCTAACGCAGACTCAAGCGCACAACTATTTAACCAACTGAATAGTCACTTAGCATTCGGCACAAATAATACCGAGCGGATGCAAATTAACAGTAATGGAAAAGTGCTTATTGGCACAACATCTAATTACGCAAACGCAAACGCAGATGATTTAGTTATTGGCAGTAATTCGTCAAGCGCCGAAAGCGGAATTACACTTGGATCAACAAATGGAAGTGGCATTAGATTTGCAGATTCTGACAATCAAAGCGCGGGAGTTATTGAGTACTTTCATGCCGATAACTCAATGCGTCTATTTACATCCGGCAGCGAGCGGATGCGAATCGACAGCTCGGGAAATGTTGGAATCGGTACCACGAACATTAGCTCAAAATTAACTGTCAATGGAACGCTGAGATTTCAAACCGGTAATAATCCTCTTGCACTTCTGACAGGCGATGGTGATGGAACCAACTGTTTTAAAATCGACAGCAATTCCGCTGTTAACAACGACTCTGGCTTGGTAAGAGTTTTCAATAACGGCACTCAAAAAGCTAGGATCGATGGAGACGGATCATTCCTAAGTGCCACAAATAATTACGGTACGCTATCTGATGTTAGCTTAAAGGAAAACATTGTAGACGCCAATCCTCAGTGGGCTGATATTAAAAACATTCAAGTTCGTAACTTTAATTTTAAGGAATCGGTTGGGCACGGAACTTTTACTCAACTTGGTGTTATCGCTCAGGAGGTTGAAAGTGTCTCCCCAGGACTTGTAAAAATTGATTCGGATGGCGTGAAATCCGTCAAATACTCCGTGCTCTACATGAAGGCTGTCAAAGCACTTCAAGAGGCGATGGATCGTATCGAAACCTTAGAAGCCAAAGTTGCAGCCCTTGAGGCTGTCTAAGTAAACTTTTTCTGACTTTATTTCGTCATGGCTAACACCTACGTTTGGAAAATCGCTGACCTCAATCGTGACCTCAGCGACGGTTTTGCTCACACGGCTCACTACACCGTGACGGCAATCAGCGATCAGGTTGACTCTGACGGCAACGCCTATAACTCAGGTGCTTACGGCAGCATCGGCCTAGATCGTCCTGACACCTTGGTCGACTTTGAGGATCTGACTGAAGCTGACATCGTGGCTGCTGTGCAGGCCAAGCTTGGTGGTGATGAAAAAGTTACTGAGATTCAGGATGCACTGGCTGCACGCATCCTTGAACAGATCACGCCGACCCAAGCGTCTGGCAAACCCTCTAGCTGGTAAGTCTCTTGGTTGATCGCAAAATCTCTGCTCTGACCGAGCTAGACTTCATCTGGCTGGAGGTGCCATGTCTGTTCAACCTGGGACATACAACATTACGCTTCAACGGCGAGCAGATTATTCGGTGCTGCTGCAGTTTAAGGACAGCACTGGCACCGTTATTAACCTGACTGGTTATACGGCATATGCGCAGGTGTGGAACGAAGGCCGCACCACTAAATACGCTGATTTTTCAGTCGCGTACACGAACCGCACTAACGGTCAGATCACGATCAGCCTTACGGACACGCAAACAGCGACTTTCATTGATGAGTTGCGGTATGACGTGTTGCTTGAAGATGGCAGCGGCAAGCGTGAGTATTATCTAGAAGGTGTGATCTTCGTTAGCCAGGGATATACCGCACCATGACAACGGTCAACGTCACCACGACGAACAACACTGTCACCGTCACGGAAAACGCCACGTCAACGGTTGTTGAGACGCCAAAGACGACAACAGTCACTGCGACAACTGCTGGCCCTCAGGGTCCACAAGGCGATGCAGGCTCTGAGTTTTCATTGAATCAGACCGCTAAAGTAGACAAAAGCGTCGTCTATTACGACTCGGCTTCTGGCGAGTATCGAGCGGACGACACCTGGACCATCTCCACCATTGTCAAAGGGGGCGACTTCTAAATGGCTAACACAATCCGCTTAAAGAAACGGGCTGCGTCAGGCTCAGCTGGAAGCCCGACAACACTCGCCCCAAGTGAAGTTGCTTTCAACGAAAACGACAAAAAGCTGTATTACGGCTTTGGCGATGACGGTGATGGAACAAGTTCGTCAATTATCACGATTGGTGGTGAAGGCGCATTTTCTACGCTTGCCACCAACCAAACGATCAGCGGCAATAAAACGTTTACCGGAACGTGTGATTTCAGCGGTGCAACGCTGTCTGGCAACACGACTTTCAGCAACAACCTGACGATTTCAGGTGACCTCGTGGTTAACGGCACGACCACGACCGTGAACAGCACCACGGTGACGGTGGATGACAAGAACCTTGAGCTTGGTTCAGTCGCAAGCCCCTCAGATACCACTGCTGACGGCGGTGGTATCACACTTAAAGGAACGTCTGATCACACCATTGTTTGGACTAACAGCACTGACAGCTGGGACTTCTCTGAGCACGTCAACGCTGCATCTGGCAAAGAGTTCAAGATCAATGGCACCAGCGTTCTTAGCAGTAGCACTCTTGGTTCTGGTGTTACTGGCTCCAGCCTTACTTCTGTAGGCACCATCGCTACAGGCACTTGGAACGGAACTGCTATCGGTATTGCGTACGGCGGCACTGGGCTGACGGCTACGCCAGCAAATGGTCAGCTTGCTATTGGTAACGGCAGCGGTTACACGCTTTCAACGCTGACTGCTGGCAGCAACATCACGATCACTAACTCTGCTGGTGGTATTACGATTGCTGCTGCAGCTGGAGCGCCAACTGCTGGTGACGGTATTGATGTAAGCGGTTCTGAAGTCAGCGTTGATCTCAAGGCCAACGGTGGTTTGGTTATTGAGTCAACTGAGCTTGCTGTTGATCTTGGGGCATCTTCAATTACTGGAACGCTTGCCGTTGCTGATGGTGGATCAGGTGCAACAACGTTGACCGGAATTTTGAAGGGTAATGGCACCAGTGCTTTTACCGCTGCAACTGAAGGGACCGATTATCTTTCTGACAGCTCAACCGTAGACGGGGGAAGTTTCTGAACTAATGGCAAATATCATCAAGCAAAAGCGTGGCACTACTGATCCTGGTGCTTCAGATCTTGTCGTAGGCGAACTCGCGATCAATACCACTGACGGTGGTGTCTTCACCAAGACTGATGGTGGAACGGTTGTTGAGGTAGGTGGTGGGGGTGGAGCGTCTGCAATTAACGATCTGTCAGATGCAAAAACAGACAACTCTGGAGCAGCTGTTGGCATAGGAACTGGAGCATTAGCAGCTGATGATGGAGGCAATACAACTATTGCAATCGGCAAAGATGCCCTTAATGACCAAACATCTGGCAATTTCAATTGCGCTGTCGGCGTTGAAGCACTGTCGTTGCTGACAAGTACAAGTCAAAATGTAGCTTTTGGCATTTATGCAGGACGCCGAAGCACTGGCAGTTCAAATGCTTTTTTAGGCTATAGCGCGGGTGAAGGTGTAAGTGGTTCAGCCACTGGGAACAACAATGTGGCTGTTGGCGAAAAGTGCATGGAAAATTACACGTCAACAAGCAATAATGTTGCAGTTGGGACAAGGGCTCTTAGAAATGCAACGTCTGGCGGAGATAACGTATGCATTGGTTATTACTCAGGAGACGCAATCACAACCGGAATCAATAACGTTTCTATCGGTCATGATGCGGCTGGGACGCTAACAACAGGAAGCAACAACATTGCCATCGGCCATAATGCCCAGCCTAGTAGTAATACTGTTTCTAATGAAATTACGCTTGGTGATGCCAACGTCACCAGCCTTCGTATTCCTGGACTGCAGTCTGGGGCGTCTGACGGACAAGTTCTTACCTACAACTCAACCAATGGCGACATTGAGTTTGCAGACGCCAGCGGTGGGGCGACTGATATTAATGGCCTGTCTGATGCTGTCACTTACAACTCTGGTCAATCAATCGGCATCGGTGCTAACGCTCTTGATTCAGAAGACGGTGGTTCATTCCGTAAAAATACTGCCGTTGGCTTCGACGCACTGACTGCAGTTACGACTGGACAGTACAACGTTGCCTTGGGTTATCAGGCAGGCAAGTCTATTACTACTTCTAACTACAACACTGCAGTTGGTGTTTGGGCGCTGCGGGACTCTAATCAGACAAATGCAGAGAGTGCAGCTACTGCTGTTGGATACTTTAGTCAAGCCTTCGCAACAACTGGCATTGAAAATACAAGTGTCGGTTATAGAAGCGCTTACAAGTTGACCACTGGCAGCTACAACGTTGCCTTGGGCAATGAAGCTTTAGAGAAAAATACTACTGGTAGTAGCAACGTAGCTGTCGGCTTTTCTACTGGCTATTCAAGTACAACATCAACTAACAATGCGTACGTAGGCTTTGAAGCTGCTTATTACAGCACAGGCAGCGCAAATACTGCGCTTGGCTGGAAAGCACTTTATGGATCATCAGGTAACACTACTGGCTCGAACAATACTTGCATAGGCAAGGCTTCTGGTTCAAGTATGACGAGTGGTGCCACGAATACATTTGTCGGTAGCAATGCTGGTGATGTTGTTACTACTGGCTCGAACAATACTTGCCTTGGTTTCGGTTCAGACCCAAGCTCTGCCACAGCAAGCAATGAAGTAGTGCTTGGTGACGCCAGCGTTGCGACACTTCGTTGTAACACCCAAACTATCAGCAGCCTGTCTGATGGTCGTGACAAGACTGAAGTAGAAGATCTGCCTTTGGGTCTTAATTTTATTGACACGATCCGTCCCGTTAAATTTAAATGGGACACTCGTGATGGTAACGGTAAAGATGGTTCTTATGAAGCTGGTTTTATTGCACAAGATTTGCAATCTGCACAGCGGAACGCCGATGCTGACTATTTGGGCTTGGTGATGGATGAAAATCCTGATCGGCTTGAGGCTTCGTATGGAAAACTGGTCCCAATGCTTGTCAAAGCAATTCAAGAGCTAAAATACGAAGTGGAGCAACTCAAAGCCAATGCCTGACGCACCAACTGCTGAAGAGATTGCACAGCACTATTCCGCTGCTATGGACAGCGTAAATCTGATTAACACGTTGATGGCTCAAGACAGCCGCACCACTGAAGAGCAGGACACGGTGGATCGCAACGTTGACCACCTAGAAATCATGGTCGCCAAAGACTTTTGGACGACTGAGGATCTGACCCCTCTCAACAACGCAATCACCGCTGGATCTTGATGCAACGACCTGATCCAATGATTCCTCGCAAGGCGCGTGCCGAGGATTGTGAGGCGATGATGAATCGCACAATTTGGCTAGAGGAGTTGTATTTCTTGGATGGCCGTGATCAAACAGACCATCCTCAACGT